GTCAAACGGCGCTCAATCAACATACTTTTTCGACACAAGAGACGGCAAACGCGACCGTTTTGGTGTGTGCTTAGGCATTCCAGCTGGTATCCGTGATCGTGTATCTGGCGCAGGTTCAAGCCTTGTCGACGGTTTTATTACCTATCGCGTTGATGTGTTGAGAGGCAGAAGTCAAGACTTACTTGGCAGTATCCAGGCCACAATTCAAGGCTTGGCATTTGGGCACTACCGTTGGGTGCATCGTTTTGTCCACGCCGATAACCCAAGCGACAATGGCACGATTCGGGTAGAAATCATCGACTTCCGCTGCGAAGGCGACGTGTACCTGCAACTCCAAGGTTTCGGATACGACTTGTAATGGCGCTCAATTCCACCTCTACGATCAAGATCCTGGATCTTCTTTGCGAAGGTCCGATTGATGGCATCGAGGGTGCCGAGGCTGGCGTTTATCTTGATGAAACCCCGATTGTTAGTGCTGGCAACAGAAATTACCCGCAGCAGGATGTTAATTACGAATTCCGGGAAGGCACAGCTAGCCAAAACGCACCAAGCACCGCCCCTGGTGTTACCTCCACTGTCACGGACATCAATACACAAATCGGCACAAACTACAGCGAAGACTTAAACGCAGACAATCTTGTCGTCAACCGAAATTACGGTGGCGGCCAACTGGTAAGACAAATAACCGATACAGACATTGACTCGTTCCGCATTTTGTTTACGATCCCCAAGCTGTTCTCTGTCGCCAAAGAAGGACTGGCGCAAGGGCAACTTTTTAGCGCAACGATTGGCATCATTATCCAAGTTCAGTCACGCGGCAGCAGCTACAACACTGTCTATACGCGCCGTATCACTGGTACCTCAACAACAAACTACCAGTTCACCACACCAACCATCAATCTTGATGGCGTAGGTCCTTGGAATATCAAGGTCATCAAAGAAGATCTTGGCGAAGACGGTTTTGAGGTTAAGTACTTCAATTTTCGCGACAATCCTCAAAACACCTCTATCGCCAATGATCGCGGCAATGAAATTCTTTGGACCAGTCTGATTGAACAACAAAACATCCGCACTGGTTATCCCTATTCCGCTGTTGTCGGTCTTTCTGTCTCCACCCGTCAATTCAACAGCCTTCCAACTCGCGCTTATTTGATTCGTGGCCGCAAGGTCATGGTGCCAAGCAACGCCACTGTTCGCCCTGACGGCAGCTTGCAATTTGATGGCGCGTTTAACGGCAGCCTGCGTGGTCCCGTATGGACAACCTGCCCGGTCTGCTGTTTTTACGACATGCTCACCAACCCGCGTTATGGCGCTGGTGACTTCATTACAGCAGCAAACCTAAGCTGGACAGATCTGTATCCACTGGCGCGTTACGCCAACCAGCTAGTTACCACACCAGACAACACGCAAGAACCGCGTTTTGCTTGCAACGTCCTAATTGGTGACCAAGCAGATGCGTATAACGTCCTGCAGGATCTGGCCAGTGTGTTCCGTGGTTTGTTGTACTGGTCTGCCGATGTTGTGCAGGCTGCTGCAGATCACGGCAATCTGGACGGCACCAACATCTCACCAGCGCACGTGTATACCAACGCCAACGTTATTGATGGCGTATTTGAATATTCCGGTAGCTCGCTAAAATCACGCGCCACCAGCATCCGCGTCCGCTACAACGACCCTGAAAACTTCTACAAGTCAAATTACGTCGTCGTTGAAAACAGTGATCTCATCAGCAAGTACGGCTATCAAATTCGTGAAATCGTTGCTTTTGGCGCTACTTCAAAATGGCAAGCCCAGCGTGTTGGGCAGTGGATTCTCAAGACCGAAGAACTGAAAGGCGACACGGTTACGTTTACCACTGGCTTGGCTGGTGCAGTGGTGCTGCCAGGGCAGGTTTTTGCTGTTGCTGATCGCCTTCGTCAAGGCACTCGTGTTGCCGGTCGCATCAGCAGCGCCACCACAACTGCAATCACCTGCGATCAAACGATAACGCTGCCTTCTGGTAGCAGCCATGAGATTACCTGCATCCTGCCAAACGGAAGCGTTGAAACCCGCAGCATCACTTCAGTTGCTGGCGCTGTCGTCAATGTTGGCACTGCATTTACAACTGCTCCGCAGGCGCAGGCGATTTATAGCATCAGCAGCTCGGCGCTGAAAGAACAGAAGTTCCGTTGCATCAGTGTTGCGGATAACGGTGACGCGCAATTCAGCATCACGGGCGTTGTTCACAATGACAGCATTTATAACGCTGTTGACACTGGAACGAATCTAACATTTAACGACGTTACCAGTTACGACACTAATCCCGATCCTGTCACCAACCTGACGCTCACAAACACGCAGATTGTCGTCAATAACAACAAGGCAAACCGCCTACAAGCCGCATGGTCGCGTGCCACTGATGGACAGACATTTAGTTTTGAAATTCGCTACAAAATTGGTCAAGGTAATTACATTACAGGCGAGTTAACAGAGCCTTCGTTTTTTATTGATTATCTGCCGCCTAGCACTGCAGTCACTTTTGAAGTGCGCGCCATTGGGCAGTTGCCGCTTAAGCGCAAGTCAATCTGGTCTACCGCCACGATCACAACCCCGGCAGATGGCACCAGCATCTATGACCCAACGCTGCCGCCTGATCCGCAAAACGTCACCATCGAGGCTTTCGGTAACGACCAAGTTCTGCTGCGCTGGAACAAGCCGATTGCTGCCAACAGCTTTGAACTGATCGCTGTTATTCGCCACAGCAGCAAAACAGATGGTACTGGTGAATGGTCTGGCTCCACGCTGGTATCGCAATCAATTACCGCCAATACTGCGCAGGCAATTCTGCCGCTAATTGAAGGTGAATATCTCATCAAGTTTGAAGATCGCAGTGGACGTCGCAGTAACAATGCTGTCAGCGCAACGATTGATCTTCCTAATCCCATTCCACGTTTCAATATCACAACTGTTCGGGAAGACACCACAACACCACCATTTCAGGGTCAAGTCGATGGCGCCTTTTACAGCGATGAATATGACGGCTTGGTGCTAGATGGCGATGCCACGATTGATGGTGTGCCAGACATTGACGCCCTTACTTCGTTTGATTTTTACGGCACTCGTGGAACTGCCGGACGCTATTACTTCCGCAACATTCTTGATATTGGCGGCAATTACAGCGTCGTCTTCAATCGCATCCTGACCACAACTGGTCTATATTCTGCAGATACGATTGATGACCGCACAAATGAGATTGACCGCTGGAGTGATTTTGACGGTCTGATTCCTGACGACACCAGCGCGGATATTTACTTCCGTACCAGTGCCGCAGCCACCGTAGACGAGTTCCTGTTGCTGGAAGACGGCGACAAATTACTGCTGGAAGACGGCGACGACTTTGAGCTGGAATCCGATATTGACTTTGGCGACTGGATCCCGCTAAGGGCAGGACGTTACACCGGACGCCAATTCCAGTTCAAGTGCGAACTGACCACCAGCGCTGACGACCAGACGCCTCTTGTGACCGAGCTGGGCTATGTCATGCAACTGGAAAGCCGCACTGAGCGCAGCGCCACGCTGACAACCACCGCCGCCTCCTATGCCGTCACCTACGCCAAGCCGTTTTACGAAACGCCAGCACTTGGTGTTACAGCTTTCAATCTTGGCACTGGGGACTATTATGAGATCACTTCGCCTTCCCGTACGGGCTTCACGGTGACGTTCAAGAACTCCGGTGGCACAGCAGTCAGCAGGCAGTTCCAATACGTTGCCTCTGGCTACGGCACTGAAGAGATCTGACAATGGCACAAGCAGACGGCATCGTCAGTAACGGTTCAGGCGCTGCGGTACGCGCCGACATCAACAACCAGCTTGCTGCGGTCTTCACCAACCACAGTGGCACAACCGAACCAGCGACGACCTACGCCTATCAGTTCTGGGCTGATACCACCAACAACCTGCTCAAGATCCGCAATAGCACCAACAGCGGCTGGGTCACGCTGCGGCAGCTGGACGGCGAGTTTGACACGCTGCCGGTCGAAAATGGCACGAATAGCGCTCCGTCAATTTATTTCCGCGCTAGCGGCACTGATTCCGGTTTCTACAGCCCTGGCACTGATCAGGTTGCTGTTTCCACTGCCGGTGTTGAGCGCGTCAATTTCAACGCTGCCACTGAAGTTGTTTTTAACGACACTGGCGCAGATGTTGATTTCCGAATTGAAGGCGACACGGAAGAAAACCTGTTTGTTGTTGATGCTGGCACGAATGAAGTAAGGGTCAAAAACCTCAACGGTGGACCGCTGGCTGGTACTAGGAACCGCATCATCAACGGCGACATGCGGATTTCGCAGAGAGGGACAACGTTTGCAACACTGGACCCCGCCTCCGGAACCTATACGCTTGATCGTTGGCAATTTGCTGGTGGTTCAGCAGGAAGAGTAACGATCGCACAGTCTTCCGCAGTTCCAAACAATACATTCTCCAGCTCCCTATATGGGGACGTTGTAACCGCTGACACTTCAATCGCGGCCAGCGATGTTGTTTTTATTCAGCAAACTATAGAAGGCTTTAACGCAAGAGACCTAATTGGCACTACGTTTACCATAAGCTTCTGGGTTTACTCCACCAAAACAGGCGTATTCTGTGTAGCACTTCGCAATTCCGTCGCAGATAGATCGTATGTCGCTGAATACACTGTATCGGCTTCCAACACATGGGAGTACAAAACGATTACCGTTAGCGGCGGCTTGATCACCTCCGGCACCTGGGATTGGACAAACGGTATTGGTTTCCGTCTAGCGTTTGCGCTTGCCTGCGGAACTACATTTCAAACAACTTCCGGGGCTTGGCAAACCGGAAACTTCATTGGCACCAGCAACCAAGTAAATGCGCTAGATTCAACCGCTAACGATTTCTACATCACCGGCGTCCAACTTGAACCCGGCTCAGTCGCTACTCCGTTCGAGAGGCGCAGTTATGGGCAGGAGTTGGCGTTGTGTCAGAGGTATTACGAGCTAATTCAGGACCGAGATTCGGTATGGCTTAACAGTACAGATCTTTACGATAGAGGGTGGCAATCATTTAAGGTAGAAAAACGAGCTGTTCCAACAATTGATATCGTCAACGCAGTCACAGGCGCAAGTAATTCTGTGCGAAACGTTAGCGCTGGCACGGATGTTTCTGGCGCATCATCTGGTGCAACAATCAGCGGTGTAGCCTTTATTACAACATCGGGCGGGACCGCTTCCCAAGTGGCACGTTGGAAAATAAAAGCCAGTTCCGAGCTGTGATTTTCAATCCACCATGAGTACCACCATGTATCAGTCAATCCAAGGCAACTGCGTTTTACGCCTTGCCGACAACGTTTACATCCCACCCGACCCCGCCAACACCGACTACGCCGCCTATCTCCAGTGGCTCTCCGAAGGCAACACCCCCTTGCCTGCCCCTGAACCCGAACCAGCCCCAGTGCTCACCACTGAGCAGAAGCTGGAAGCTGCTGGGTTGACCGTGGCGGAACTTAAAGAACTCTTTGGTCTTGACTGATGGCTGACCGTAAGATCACAGACCTAACGGAACTTCTAGCCCCGGCGGCTGATGATTTTCTGCCGATCATCGACAGCTCCGAAGCGGCAAACGTCGACAAAAACAAAAAGATCAAATACGAAACACTAAACCGCAACCTGCCTTCCGGCACTGCTGGCGCACCTAGTCTTGCCTTTACAGCAGATACCGGAATTAGCGGCATTTACCGCAGCGGTGCCAATGAAGTAGCGGTTAGCAACAACAGCACTTTTACCGGCAAGTTCACCACTGCTGGTTTCCAACTTGGCGCTGGTACAGCCGCTGCTCAACTGCATCTTTTCAGCAACGACACGACCGATCAGGTCATCATTGAAAATACCGATTCCGGGTTAGATACCGCGCCTGATGTGGTGTTGTATCGCAATAGCGTCAGCCCTGCTGTCAACGATAACCTCGGCAACATCGAGTTTCGCGGTAAAGACTCTGCCGCCAATACTCATGCCTACGCGCAGATTACTGCTGGCATCAAAGTTGCCACCAATGGCACCGAGGACGGCATCCTCGATCTGATGTCTTCGGACACTGGAATTACCGCTAGCCGCATTCGACTGTATGGCAACAAGGTAGGCATTGGTGAAGCAACGCCGCTTTATCCCGTACACATTACCTACAGCACACTTGCTGGAACGACGCTACAGATTGAATCCAGGCTCGTCGATTCCGCTTCTGCTGGCGACATTACGCTTTACCACCATCGCAACAGTGCCGCCGGTCAAGATGGCGACGTAATTAGTTCGCTGTATTTCCGCAGCAAGAACGACAACGCAACGCCCGAGGATATTGATTACGCGCAGGTTGTCGGCAGCATCGTTGATGCCAGTGATGGCACAGAAGACGGCAAACTCGAACTCAAGGTTTCTGCAGCTGGAACGTTAACCACTGAGCTGGCAATTACTGCTGCCAACATCACGCTCGGTGTTCGCCCAATCCTGCCGACGCATACTCCAGCGTCCGCCTCCGATACAGGAACTGCGGGTGAAGTTGCCTGGGACAGCTCATACATCTACATTTGCACCGCAACCGATACCTGGAAGCGGGTCGCAATCAGCACATGGCCGTAAAATCCAAGACCGCCCTGGGACGAGTTGACCACAAGGCCGGTCGCCCTAAAACAACCAGTCAGGGAATGGGACAGCACTCACGCCCACGTCGTCGCGGCAAAAAAGCCCTTCGGGGTCAAGGACGCTAATCTGATTAGGTAGCTATTGTCGCCATGATTGAAGTTGTAGCCGCCATCGCTGGCGCATCAATTTCCGTGGCGGCTATGGGCGCGATGGGGTTCAGCAGACGTAGCGACGAAGCACGCGACGCCGTAATACGGCTCACAAGTGCAGTAGAACACATCGCCACGCAGCTTGAGGTACTCCACACCGATATAAAGGAAGATCGCAAGGAAACGTTTACGCGCTTGAATACGGTTGAGCAAAGGGTATCTAAGCTAGAAGCACAGCCACGGGCGCGCTAGTCATGGATCGTTTTGCTGATTACATCGCTTTAGTCGTTGCCATCCACGGCGTTGCGTTGATCGTAGTCAACTTGACTCCTACGCCTAAAGACAATGCGGCACTTAGCGCTACAGCCAAGGCAGCAGTCAAGATGTATAGGGCCATTGAGATCCTTGCTGGCGTGATCACTCCGTTTGTCAAGCGATGATCAAGCTGAGCGATCTGTTTAAGTACTACAAACACGGCACGCCGCATCAAATGGCGGCCATCTCTGAATTAGAGGCTGAGTTATTAAAAGTTGCGCCTGAAGTCTTTAATAGGGATCAGCCGTGGTACAAGACCTGGCAGGCTGGCGGCAGGTTGCATAATTATGAGTCAGCCATAAAGCTTATTAAAGAGTTTGAGGGCGTGCACCTCAGCGCTTATCCAGATCCGCTGCACGGATGGGAGGTGGCAACCATCGGCTATGGCACTACGCGCTACCCAGATGGCCGCAAGGTGCAACGCGGTGACAAGATCACCGTAATTGATGCCGATCAGCTATTAGCACTTGAAGTGGAGCGCATTGCTGTAAAACTGCGCAACGGCGTGCCGTTTTGGAATGAGATGACGAGCAATAAGCAATGCGCTTTGATCTCCTTCGCCTATAACCTGGGCGCCGGCTTCTACGGCAGCACTGGTTTTGAGACGATCAGTAAATGCCTTGCCGGCAAAGACTGGCAGGCAGTGCCAGCAGCAATGGAGCTATATCGCAACCCAGGCAGCGCTGTAGAGGCAGGTTTGCTGCGTCGTCGCCGCGCAGAGGGCCGGTTATGGGCCGGTGAGCAGCAGCAAGGTCCAGCCAAGCTGTCGCCCAATAGTGCATTTACAGCTCGCATCACACCGCACGTGCAGCTTGGTGAGTTTGCGCTATTTCAAGAAGCACGGCGCTTTGACCATCAATACCAGCTTGACACGGCAGCAGAACTAGCGGCATTCCTTGAGCGTGCACGTGTCAAGTTTGGCGGCAAGCCTGTGGTCATTACCAGCGGCTATCGCCCGCGTGCCATCAATGCAGCGGTAGGTGGCTCCAGTGGCAGCGAGCACCTATACGACGCACCTGACGTTGGTGCGGTTGATTTCTACATCCGTGAAGTCAACATCAACCAC